GGCAGTGTTCCGAGTAACGGCGGAAGCATTGCGGTTTATGGCAGCACCGCTGCGGGTGCGCCTGGAACAATTCAGTTCTTTTCAGGAACTGGCGGAACAAGTGCAAACGTCGGTTCATTTGCTGCTAACGGCACGTTTGCCGTCAACAACAACGCCACGGTAGGTGGAACGCTTACAGTTACGGGAGCCCTGTCAGCTGGATCCGCAACGGGCGCCATGGTCGCTAACGCTGCGACCACTCTGACGGGGTCGTCGACTTCCACGCTGATGACGCCCGGAGGGTTCGCCGGCAACTCGTCGATTGGCGCGTCAGGCTATTACAAACTGCCCGGCGGTTTGATTGTGCAATGGGGAAACACGGGCGCAATTACTGGCAGTGGCACCGCAACGGTCACGTTCCCGCTGACGTTCACATCGGTTTACAACGTCCAAGCCACCAAACTGCTGTCGTCTGGCCCCGTCAATGACAGTTGCAACATTGTAAACCTCTCGTTAAGCGGCGTTCAAATCACCAACGGCGGCACTGCGGCAAATAACGTCTACTGGATTGCGGTTGGTAGCTGATGCTGACCCAGCTGGCGCTTCCCCCTGGCATCAAACGGGGCGGCACGGAACTTCAATCCGAAGGTCACTGGTACGACGCCAATTTCGTGCGGTTTGTTCAAGACACTATCCGCCCAATCGGGGGATGGTCTCCGTTTGCAACGTCCACCTTGACGGGCAAGGGTCGGGCGCTGTTGTCGTGGCGGGACAATTCCGGCAACAACTGGACGGCGTGCGCAACGGAATCGAAATTATACGCCATCAGTCAGGCGGGCGCGGTTTACGACATCACTCCGGCGGGTTTTACCACGGGGTATGCTGACGCATCGTCCCTCGGGGGTTATGGCATCATTGCCTATGGGCAGGGCAATTACGGCGCCCCGGCATCCACCGGCACCACTGGCAATTATCTGCTGGCCGGCACGGACGCCACGGTGTGGACGCTGGACACGTTCGGGCAGTACCTTGTCGGCGTCTCCCCTGACGACGGCAAACTGTACGAGTGGACGCTAGCGACGGGAACGCCTGCCGCTGTCATCACCAACGCACCAGTTTCCTGCAGCAGCCTCGTAGTGACCGCAGAACGCTTCCTGATGGCCTTGGGCGCTGGTGGTGTGCCTCGTACGGTTCAATGGTGCGATCAGGGCCTGGAGACCGTCTGGACGCCCGCAACGACCAATCAGGCCGGCAGCTACCAGCTGGTGACCTCTGGCCGGATCATGACCGGAAAGCGAGTGCAGAACGGTACGCTGATTTTCTGCGACACCGATGTGCATCTGGCGACATATCTCGGGTATCCGTTGGTCTATGGGTTCCAGAAGATCGGCACGGGTTGCGGAGTTATCTCGCGCAACTGTGTGGCAGTGCATGACGCCACTGCGGCGTGGATGGGACAAAACGGCTTCTGGACCTACAACGGGTATGTTTCTCCGTTGGAATGCCCGGTGCAGGATTATGTGTTCTCGAACCTAAACCGCCTGCAGGCCAGCAAATGCCACGCGGTGCACAACTCGCTCTACAATGAGGTGTGGTGGTTCTACGTTTCCAACGCATCGACGGAAATCGACAAGTACGTCATCTGGAATTATGCCGAAAACCATTGGTCAATCGGATCCATGACGCGCCTAGCCGGCTGTGACGTTGGGTCCATCAAAGCGCCGATCATGGTCGATGCTTCGGGACAGACATACTACCACGAAAGCGGCTTCACCTACGACGGAACGCTGCCGTATCTGGAATCAGGGCCGTTTCAACTCGGTGATGGAACCGCCAATTTTGACGCGCTTGAGCTTTGGCCCGACGACAAGACGGTGGGCAACGTCACGGCCACTTTCACATTGAAATCACGCCCAGATGCCTCCCCGACCGTGGCGGGTCCGTACACGTTGAGCGCCAAGACTGACACGCGGTTTTCGGGTCGCCAGGTCAAAGTGAAGTACACGGCCACAGGCAACAATGATTGGCGGGTCGGAATGCCGCGGCTTGTGCTGACGCCTGCTGGTACGCGATGACACCGGAACAGTTCGAAGCTGAATGGACGCGTTGCGCTCCGTGGATCTCGGCGGCGCTGGAATACTCCTGCGGGACGCATCTGCTGGAAGACGTGAAGGCTGACGTAATGTCGGACAACATGACCACTTTCTGGCCCGGTAAACGCAGCGCCATCGTCACTGAACTGATTGTCCACCCTAGGCGCACGCAACTGCATTTCTGGTTGTGTGGCGGTGATCTGGACGAGGTCATCAACGAGATGCGCCCTGAAATCGAAGCCTGGGGCAAAGCCCTTGGCGCTACGGCTATCACCATCACCGGACGCATGGGTTGGCAGAAAGTGCTGAAAGAGCATGGCTATGCCCCCGTCTGGAATGTTTGCCTTTTGGAGATTTAAATGAGCATTGGCGGGTCTAAATCCTCCAACAAGTCGCAATCAACGCAAACCTATGACCCACAAGTCAGGGCTGCACAGCAAGCAAACCTTGCGCAAGCAAATGGCCTATTGGCGGGATATCAACCTTATTCCGGCGAGCTGACTGCCGGGTTCAACCCGACGCAGATGACCTATTTCGATCAAGCAACCAACGCTGCCAACTCTCGCGTTGGTGCCGACGCCATCAATTCGGCGACGCAAGGGACGCAAGCGCTGGCGGGATACAACCCGTATCAGGTGTCAGCGCAAACCTTGGCCAACACCGACCTGTCGCCGTACATGAACCCGTACACGCAAGATGTGATCAACACATCGCTGGCCAATATCAATCACGATCAGGCGGTGTCCAATCAGGGCATCAACAGTCAAGCCACGCAGCAAGGTGCGTTCGGTGGGGATCGCTCTGCCGTCGCCAATGCACTGAATGACGAAAGCTACATCCGCAACAAGATGTCCACGATTGCGGGGCTGAACTCGAGCAACTTCAACCAGGCGCAACAAGCCGCCGGCTACGACATCGGCAACAACCTGCAAGGTCAGCTGGCCAATCAGCAGGCGGGTCTGGCGGGGGCTCAGTTCCGCCTTGGTGCCAACAACCAGCTTGCTCAGCTGGGCAATCAGCAACAACAAAACCTGTTCAATTCGCTGGGCCTTCTGGCATCGGTTGGAAATCAGCAACAAGCGAACCAGCAACTTGCCGACAACAACAATGCGGCGAACTACCAGAACACACTCAACAACCGCATGTCCCTTCAGCAGATCATCAATCAGGCGCTGGGTCTGTCGGGTTCGGGTGTGCTGGGTAATAGCAGCAGCAAGGGTGGGTCTACCAGCTTTAGCTTTTCGCCGTCGTCGGGGGGTTGATATAAATGGCTGGTCTTCTCGACTTCATCGGCCAAGGTGCTCGGGGCGTTAATGGCCTTCTGGGCGGTTTCCCCGGTCAGGTGGCTGTGGGTGCCAACGGACTGCTTGGCGGCATTCCCGGCCAGGTCGGCGGAATGGGTTTGCATGAGCTGCAAGCGCTCGGGCTTCTTAGTCAGCCGCAAATGGCGCAACAATTCCAGCCGCAACAAGCCCCGTCATATGGCGGCATCGGGAATGATTTTGCTGGTACACCGTCGCAGCAATCGATGAGCGTTTCACCGGCACCGAATGTTGCAGACAATGCTGGTGGCAGCGTCGATGCAGCTTATGTGAACGCCGGTCCGGCGCAAGCGCCGCAACCCAAGCTCCCCATGCCGGCGCAGAACTACATTCCGCCAACGGTTGCCGATATGCATCCCAGCCTTTTGGGAAACCTTGGCGATATGCTGCTGCACGGACGCACCTGGGGCGAAGCCGATCTGCACAATCGTCAATTAGCACTTGCTCCGGCTGTGGCGCAGTTTCAAGCCAATCAGATGGCGCAACGTGATGCGCTGTATGGCGACCCCACCACACGGGCAAACTTCCGTATGGATCCGACAGGCCAGCTTGCCAATGAACGCGCTATTGCGTTGGAACAAAGCAAACCAATGGCAGTGGGTGCGGACCAAAAGCTGGGCGTCTATAACCCTGCGTCTGGCAAAACCACGTTTGCCTCACCCTATGGCGACGGGCCTCGATATGAAGAACCGGTTATGAAGAACGGCGTTCCACAAAAATGGGACAATGCCACGCAGACGTGGGTCAAAGCTGAGGGACTGACCGACAAGGATCGGTTTGAAATGAACCGTCAGGCTCAGGAGCTTGACGTTACCAAACAAAAGCAGAACGTTGATAACGCAAACGCCCTGTTTAGCGTTCCGCAATTTGAAGCACATCAAACGTCTGCTTCGTTGTTTAACGACCTTGCCAAAGCGGCCAAACAACCCGGCGGCGTATCGGATGCGGTCATTCGGGAAGCTGTGGCTCGAATTGCTACCAGCGGCAAGGCGACGCAGTTCTCGTCCAACATGTTCGACAAGGCCGGTGGTCCTCTGGCGCAACTGTCGCAGTACGCCCCCATGCTTCTCAGCGGGCAGACCCTTACCCCGCAAGTTCGTCAAGCCATGCTTGAGTTTGCCCACGACAAGGCAACGCAAGACAAACAGGCGTTTATCAAGCGCGTCTCTCCGATCATAAAGGCATACAAAGATAATGGCCTTCCGACCCCAGACGTTGTTGGGTCATTGACGGACATTCCTGATGTGCCTGCAGTTGGACAAATTCCACGCGGCATGGGTGTTCCAAAGGGTCATGAGGCGGAACCCGCCAAGCCGGCACGTTCTGCCCCTCCCGCGGGTTTCGTGAGCAAGGGCTGGCGCTTCAAGGGCGGCGACCCGTCGCAACCGTCTAGCTGGGAGCCTGTGCGCTAATGGCGGGACCGTGGGACGATTACGCAACGCAACCCGCGCAACAGCCCCAACCCGCGCCCCAACCCGCGCCTCAAACTGGTCCGTGGGTTGACTACGCTCAACCGCTTCCAGCTGCCAACACGCAACAGCTTGCCCGGACTGCTAACGCGTCAATCCAACAAAACGCTCTTGCCCCCGTTCCGGGGTCAAACGTCATGGACGACATGGGAAACGTCATTAAGCCGGGGCAACCGGGTTATGACGTGGCTATGGATCAACAGGGCGGTATTGTGCCGCGGCCCAACGACGCGCTTGGGTTCATGCAGCAAATCTATAACGCGGGGCGGAACCTTCACGCAATCAACCCGTTTTCTCCCGTGTTGGACGCCATCGATAACGGAGTGCACGGCGCTCTTGATGCGCTCGGTGTTCCCCGTGGAGAAACGTCTGCAAGCATTCAACAGAAACTTCATGCGGGCATCGACGCTCGTGTTGCTCAGGGACAAACGCCTGGGCTTGGCGGACAAATCGCCGGGGCCGTAGTGGGGTCCGCTCCCGCCATGCTGTTGGGCGGTCAAGGGCTTCCGGCTGCGATTATGCAAGGCGCTGTCGGCGGGGGACTTTTGTCTAACGCCGGGTCACCGCAGGAAATAGCTGCAGATATGGTTGGGGGAGCGTTTGGGGGCGGCGCTACGCATGGCCTGCTGGCGGGCATCGGCGGTTTGGCAAAAGACGTTGTACTTCCCAAAATCACACCCAACGCGCAACGTTTGCTTGATGCGGGAATGACGGCGAATGACCTGACGCCTGGAATGCTTGCCGGAAAACGGTCGCCGTATGGGTTGCTCGAAGGGGCCGCTCAAGTGGTTCCGGTAACTGGCGAAATGATCCGCGCTCAGGGCAATGACGCGCTGAAAAAGTTTGTCAAAGTAGCCGGCGACCAAGCGCTTGCGCCGATTGGGGCAGATCTCCAAGGCGCAACCGGACATGAACTTTATCAGTCCGCACAAGCCGCCAAGAACGCGGCCTATAACAACATTGGCAATGGTATTTCAATTCCGATTGATGCGCAATTCGGATCCGATCTCGCGTCTGTGGCACAGTCGGCAAAGCAAAATCTGCCGCAGGATTTGGCATCGCGTTTTGAACGGCTGATCGGGCGAGAATTCAACAATCCAACGCGGATTGATTTTTCGTCGGGAACGCTTCAACCCGGCGCGGCTGCTGACATCAAGGCGGCTATCAACAAAGAAATCGGACGCGTCAAAAACCCGTCGCTGTTTGAATCTGATTACGTGGATCACCTTAAAGGGTTGCGGTCTGCGGTTACGGATGCGCTGGGTCGAGCCTCTCCTGATGCCCAACAACAACTTGCTCAAGCTGACGCGGCATATCCTGGCTTTAAAATCTTTGAAAATGCCGTGAAAAGGTCGACGCAAAATTCCACGGCACCAGAAGGTTATTTTACGCCGGAAATGCTTCGGCAAGCCATTGCGTCCAAAGCCCCTCAATCGGCCACTGCCGCTGCAGCCGATCCGCTTTACAAACTTGCACAAGCCGGAAACGAAGTTTTGCCGCGCAAATTCAAAGATGTAACCAGCGTGGGCCATGCGTTCATGGAAGGCATGGTTCCAATTGGCGTAGCGGGCAGCGACATTTTGGGCGGTCACGGCGCGGGAGCGGCTATGGCTATTCCGGCGATTGCTTCAATGGGTGCGTACACCAAGCCTGTTCAAGCGGCAATCAGTCAGCACATTATCAATTCACAGCCGATGCGCGGTCTGCTGGATCAATATTTGCAAATGCCGCTGCCGCAGTTGGCCAACCGTGCGCTTGTCGCTGGAGGCGCGCAACTCGGGCGACCCGTTCCAATTGGGCTCTTATCGGCGCTTACGCCCCAGCAATGACGTAGGAAGGCGAGCGGTGTAATCCGCGACCCATTCGTCTCGTGTCATTGGCGGGTGCGTCTTCTCGCGCTCTTTGCGCCACAGATCGTAAACATACCGGATTGCCGCCAAAATCGCGCCAGCCGCCATCGAAACGTAAATCTGTTTCATTAGGCACCCATAGCACACATGGTCACACTTCCCAACCCGCCGCAGGACTATTCCGCCGGCGACCAGGCGCAGACGCGAGCAGCTATTGCCACGGCGCTGAATACGCAGATCGCACCGCGAGCCAATCCCGTGTTTCAGGGCACCGTCCGCATGCCGGTCTACACGGTGGCAAACCTTCCCGCAGCTACCGCCGGGGCCACAGCCTTTGCTTCCAACGGACGCAAGAACGGCGAAGGCGTTGGCCTTGGAACGGGTGTGTTGGTCTTCAACGATGGCACCGCATGGCGGGCTTGCGACACGGGGGCGACTGTAGCGGCATGACAACGCCATTCCTCGCGCATGACCTCGAAGTGGAAGAAGGCCGGCGGTCACATGCCTATGCCGATCCGCTGACCGGTGGTGCGCCCTGGACTGTTGGTGTCGGATTTACTGGACCGGACATCAAGGCGGACACGGTCATGACCGATCAGCAGATTGATGCCGAGCTGGACCACAGGCTTGAAATGATCTGCGGGCAACTGGACGCAGATATTCCGTGGTGGCGCACGTTGTCTGATGAGCGCCAGGACGTGCTGGTCCAGATGGCCTACCAGCTTGGCGTTTCCGGTCTGCTGCAATTCAAGATCACGCTCGGCAGCGTCAAGGCGGGCGATTACGCCGCCGCCGCAATGGGCATGATGCAGTCCACCTGGGCGCGTCAAACCCCGGCACGAGCCCTTCGCCTCGCAACGCAGATGCGCACTGGAAAAAGGCAGTATGACTGATGGCTGGTGAAAAGGGTTCGTCCTACGCCAATTCCCTGCTCTTGCTGATTTGCAACGGCACGACGTTCACAGGCATTGCCCAGAACGCAACCGCGTCACCGCTGACGGTGCTTTATCTGTCGTTGCATACGCAAGACCCGACCGCCTCGGGCAATCAGACCAGTTTTGAAGTGTCCTACACCGGTTACGGGCGTGTGGCAGTGAACAGATCCACTGGCGCGGGCGGCTTGACTGTTACCGGCAATCAGGTGGCGCTTGGCTCTCTGACTTCGTTCAACCCCTGCACTGCCGGCACTGCTACGGCGGCATGGTTTGGCCTTGGCACGGCTGCGTCTGGCGCCGGTGTGCTTTTGTATGCCGGTCCGATCACGCCCAACATCTCGATCAGCTCGGGCGTGACCCCGCAGCTGACCACGTCCACCACGATCTCGGAAACCTAACATGACAGCCAACACGACCCTCAACGCAGGATCGGGCGGCGATGTCATTGCAACCGATGACCTGACCACAGCCAAGGCGCAACGCATCAAGCTGATGCTGGGTGCCACGGGTGTTGATGGTGGCAACGTCACCTC